GGACAGCGCATTTACAGCGACTTTTTCCGCCGCTTCACCATGCAGCAGGCTAATTATTTGCTGGGTAATGGCGTGGAGCTGGAAAACGACGCAACGAAAAGCAAGCTGGGAATCGGGTTCGACACGACACTTGCGAAAATCGGACTGTATGCGCTTGTGCATGGCGTATGCTGGGGCTACTGGAATCTCGACCACGTTGAGATTCTGCGTGCGTACACGGATAAAAACAGCGGGTTCGTGGCGCTGCTGGACGAACTGACAGGCGAACCGATGGTTGGGGTGCAGTTCTGGCAGATTGGCGACGACAAACCGCTGATGGCGCGTGTTTTTGAGCCGGACGGCGTGACGGTTTATAAAACGCGCGAGAATGCCTCTGATTTGGAGGTTGCGCAGGAGAAACGCGCCTACAAGCGGACATACGCACGAGACATCACAGGCGAGCGCCTTGTGTCCGAAGAGAATTACAGCGCATTGCCAATTGTGCCGCTGTACGCGAACGACAAGAAGCAGACGGAACTGACGCTTGCAATCCGTTCCAAAATCGACTTGTACGACATCGTGCTTTCCGACTTTGGAAACAATCTGGAAAAGGCGAACGATGTTTACTGGGTGCTGAACAACTTCGGGGGCAACTTTGACGAGGTTGCGCTGATGCTTGAACAGATTCACCGCCTGAAAGCAATCGCGAACATTTCGGACGGCACGTCATCCAGCACAGTAACGCCGGAAACCTTTGAAGTGCCATATGCCGCGCGTCAAACCGCGCTGGAACTGCTGGAACGGCAGCTATACCGCGATTATATGGCGCTGGATGTGTCGGAGCTGACGGGCGGAAGCCTGACGAACGTTGCAATCCGGGCAAGCATGGCGAACCTCGACCTGAAAGCAAACGCCTACGAATGGCAGTGTTTTGATTTCGTACAGAAACTTCTGCGGATTCTGGGCATTGAGACGGAGACAATCCGTTTCAAGCGGCAGACAATCGCCAACGAGAGCGAAATCATCCAGAACATCTACACAGCGCAGGGCGATTTGGACAAGGCGACGCGATTGAAGCTGAACCCGATGATTCTGCCGGAGGAAATCGACGACATCATCAAGCGTGGGGAGGAAGAATCGCTTTTGGGTATGCGGATGGCGCAACAGGCAATGCAGCAAACAGGCGAGGAGGAAGAAAATGCTGTATCTGATGGTGATTCTTCAAGTGCTGGCGGCAAATAACGTCATCGTTCCGGACTGGCTTTTGTGCATCGGTTGGTGGCTGGTGGCGGTTCGATGTGTCTTGCGCATCCTGATTGCATTTCTTGATGTTGGGGAGACGGGCAAGCCGTGACGGACGTGGAGCGCAACGATTTGCGCGAAGCCGCGCTGCAAATGCGCATAAAGGCGATGTACCAAGAGGCGCTTGACATCGCCACGGAGCGCCTGAAAGACTTCTTGCGCAAAAAGCAACAAGTGGACGAAGGCAAGATAAAGCCGCCCGCGTACTACAACACGCCGGAAAAGGTGGAGCAATGGAAAGCGGGTTTTGTCCGCGAACTCATCCGCCAATATCGCGTGGAAGAAGTCATCATGGAGGAAATCTGTAAGGCAGGGAACCGGGCAACCGACGACATCCGCAATACGATGGGCGACGTGTACGCCGACAGCTTAGGCGAGGCACAAACCGTCATCGAGGCGCAAGCAGACCGCGCGGGTGTTAAGGTGTCATTCGCACAGCCCAACAAGCGCGAAATCAAAGCGATTTTCGCCGCTAACGAAACAGCATTCACGAAGCTGGCATACAAAAATCTTGGACAGAACATCGAGATTCGCCACAAGCTGCAAAACGCGCTGGCGCTTTCGTCCACGCTTGGAGAAGATAGGAAGAAGCTGATGAACCGCATCAGCGACATAACAGGGCAGAGCGAGTGGCAAGCGCGGCGCGTGGCGCAGACAGAGCGGACGCGGTCACAAAGTCAAGCGAGTTACGCCGCGTCGCAGGAGGCAGCAGACCAAGGCGTAACGGTTTACAACAAGTGGTTCTGCCGATTCCAAAACAGCCGTGAGGCGCACATGGCGCGACATGGCAAGATGGCGAAGCAGGGCGAGTGTTTTCCGAACAGCAACATCCGCTTTCCGGGCGACCCGAACGGCAGCGCAGCGGAAACAATCAATTGCTACTGCATGATTATGCCGAAAGTCATCCTGTCCACCGAGTATGTGGACGCAGACGGCAACATCCGAAAGAAGGAAAAGAAATGAGCGGGTTCGTAGACCACACGCCGGAAATCAATCAGAAGCTGGAACAGGCAATGTTTGTTGGGCTTTTGGCGGTTGCGCAAGAAGCTGTCGGCATGGTGCGCGAGAAGATGGTCACTGGATACGAGCATAAGGTCTACGATACCGGCAATCTGGCGCGGAGCATCACCGCCGACATCGACCCGGACAACAACGAAGTAACCATCGGCACAAACGTTGAGTACGCGCATTATGTACACGATGGACACGCCGGGCACGCCGTTTTCTTTCCCAAGCTGGGCGACAAAGGCGAGTTCCGCGTCATTCCGGGAGGATATACCCCCGGAAGACCGTTTATGACGGACACATTCGCAGATTCCGCAAACGCGGAACGCCTTGTGGACATCATGGCGGACGTAATCAAGCAGAATATGGACTAATTACAGCAACATCAGCGCATGGCAAAGAACCGCCGTGCGCTGTTTGCATATAAGCGGAAAGGCAAAGCACCGCCTAACCGCAAACAATCAAAGGCGCAAAGCACCGCGCCCCGAAGCAAAGGAGATTGAATCATGAACATCCTCACCCGAAAGAACCTGAAAGCCCTGAATGTGCCTGATGAAGCGATTGACGCGATTGTGGAAGCCCACAGCGACGCAATCAACGACATCAAGGCGGAGCGTGACAAATACGCGGAAAAGGCGCAGCAGATTGCAGCGCTGACAACGGAGCGCGACACGCTCAAGCAGCAGCTTGCCGACGCGAAGAAGAGCGGCGGCGACGCGCAGAAGATTCAGGAGGCGTTCGACGCCTACAAGCAGCAGGTGGAAACAGAGAAGAAAACCGCGACGTTGACAACCGCCGCGCGAAAGCTGCTGACCAGCAAGGGGATGCAGGAGAAACTTGCTGACCTTGTGATGGCAAAGCGCGGACTGGACGGCATCGAACTCGACGACAAGGGCGCAATCAAGGATGGCGACAAGCTGATTGACGCGCTCAAGGGCGAGTATGGCGACCTTTTCTCCACGCAGCAGCAGCAGGGTACACCTACCACAACCCCGCCGAGCGGCGGCAATGCCACGCACGGCAGCGGACGCGCCGCAGCACTGGCGGCGAAGTACGCGCAAGATATGTATGGCGCAGTTGCGCCGGAAGGAGCAAACAAATGAGTTTTACCAGCAAGGCAATCGGGACTGTTTACCAGCCCGGTTATTTCCTCGAAAACGCGGAAGACGCAATCCGCGAAACCAAGCAGATTAAGCAGGCGGGCGCTACCACCGCCGAAAACGGCGCGAAGTACGTCAAGATGGGGACTGTTTACCCCGCGAATGACGGCACTGCCGTCGGCATCGTGTACGAGGACGTGGACGTTACAAGCGGCGATATGCCTGGCAGCGTCGTGACGCGCGGCACGGTTTACGAGAGCCGTCTCCCCGTCGCAATCAACAGCACCGCCAAGAGCGCGCTGACGGCAAAGGGCTTCTACTTCATCGCCGCCGAAGCCGCGACGGTGCGCCCGTACTGACGAAAGGAGAATACTATGCAGATTCCGTCTTTTGAAAACAATATTTTCGGTCTTATTCCCAAGGAGGAGTGGCTGGATGTTGGCTTTAACGTCAGCCGCCCGAATGACCCGGTTGACGCGCTGTTTCCCGACGAATATAGTGAAAATCTCGTGGCTAAGTGGCAGGAGATTGCCAACCAGTACCAGCTTCCCGTGATGGCTGACTTCCACAGCTTCGACAGCCGGACGAACATCGCCACTCGCATCCCCGTCGATACGCACAGCATCGAAAAGGGACTGATTAAAGTAAAGATTAACCAGTCCGAGCGTATGCGCGCGCTGCTGCGTTCCGGCGTGCAGAACGACGCCATGTATGATTATGTTATCCGTGACGGCATCATGCTCGCCGACCAAGTTGTGACGCGCACCAAGGTTGCGAAGAACGAGGTTCTGGCGACTGGCAAGATGACCATCAAGGAAAACAACCTCGACCTGACCATCGACTATGGCGTGAAGCCGGAACAGACGGAGTTCACGTTCGATTTCAGCGA